TACAACCGAAGCATCCACTTCGTAAGGTGCGGCAGGTTCTTTCGCAGTTAATGTTATATCGTAACCATTTCTGTCACCATACGCAGTTCCTGTATTTGCAACTAAGGAAGTTCCTTCAGCGAAGTTTTGGAAACCCAATGCCCAATATACTCCATTGTTGTCTTTACAGATTACCGCTAATTGTGCGAGAATCATCACTTTTAATTCATTTGTTTTTGTAGCAGAAAACTTGTTGATTGAAAACGCACAAACACCTTCGCTAAACGCAGTCCCATTTAGGGGTCAACATTTGTAGTTGCGACAATATTTCCTACTTCTTTTTTCAATTCATATTTGTACCAAGTCCCCGCAGTTATTGCAGATACTAGAGAATTGGACTGTGTGAAAGCGGTCATTCCGGTTCTATTGATTAAATAGATTTCTTCAAGACCACCAACAGCATCATTGCAATCTCTGAGAAATCCGGCTGATAATGTACAAGGCATAATTTTTAGTTTTAAAAAAGGGGGAATTTCACCCCCAAATTATTATTAATTCTTAAGCTAAAGTAAACTGAACTATTTCATCCGGGAATGCAACATTCACACCTCTTCTGAAAGCCATACTTACTTTGTAAATTCTATCATTCAAGTCAAACCAAGAACGAACATCCGATGATTCCTCATCGTTTAAGTCTACACCAATATAAATATTTGAAGCTCTTAATAAGAACATTCTGTTTGTACCAGAAAGTCCCGGAGTAGCTACAACTTCTACATTTGGAAATCCAACTAAAGGCATTCTATCTGTTTGACCTTCACTTGTGTAATGGAACATATTGTTTAAAAAGATAGCTTGTTGGTATTTTAAGAAAACATCCATACCACAAAATAATTTTAAATCATCTGCATCTTGAATATCTTCTGGAATAGCAGCAACCATATCAGTCATCAAATCAAGAACACAACCCGCTGCTCCAATAGCAGAAGCAGTAATTCCTGTTGCAGCAGTAGTTCCCGAACTATTCCCGGCAACAGCAGTTCCTGCAGCATCAATGATTTTGTTTAATCCGTCATACTTAGATAGGTTTGCGTTCCCACTTGTAGTATCACCTTGCCAATCTGCAACCTCGATTGCTTTTTTAAGTTTAGCAATTTTTAAGTTGAAATACAATTCAGCGAATGGTATCTCTTCTTTTTCATTTGTTAATCCTTGCTTTAACATAACTGCAGTATACTTAGCAGCTAAGTCGCTCATACATAAATCTTCATGTATTGCAATAGCACCCGGAGTAATCGTTCTTTGAGATAAAGCAGTTGAACCACTTGCACTTCTTGAACATCCATCCGCTTGAAAGACAACGTCTGTGTCTAGGATATTAATTGTAGTTGGGCCTTTAACCCCATCTTGAATATTAGCAAATTCTGCTAATTTACCTTTTGCTACAGACTCAACTATTAAGTCCATTGCGTTTTGCTCGGTATAAGCTGGTAATGCTGAAACATCGAAACTCATAATTTTTATTTTTTAATGGTTATTTTTTAATTCTTAGGTGAGATAAAACATCTCTTGTTTTTAAATTCGGCTTTGAGAATCCACTCTTGGTTTTCTTTACCGGTTCTGTTTGTGGTTGTTCCACAAGTTTTCCGCAAAGGTCAACGATTTTATGGTATGCCTCTTTTAGGTTTTCCATATCTTCAACCAACTTTGAGAATTCAGTTGATAAACTAACATTTTGATCGTTTATCTTTTCCAAGTCTACTTGACTTGCAAAATGTTTTTCTGTGATTATACTTTCTACCACCTTTTTAGCTTCACGCTTTTGCTCATCAGAAAGTGTAGAATCATTTTCGTATTCTTCATCTTCTTTTTTAGCTTCTTGTTCGGGTGATTCCTCAATTTCAATCACTTCAATAATGACTCCGGCTTCAGTTACGATAGTTCTCCCATCTGCAAGTTCATGTTGTCCATCCGGTGCGGGTAAAAGTTCGCCCTCAGATTCAACAACAACTGCAGCACCGGGAATAACCTCAGGCTCAACTTGAGCGACTGAACCATCTTCTAGTACTACATCTTCAAATGCTTGTTCTTTAACTTCATCGGAATTTTCAACTTTAGTAGTCGATACGACTTCATCAGTCTTAACACCTTCAGACTTGAATATGTCTTTGATGTCTTTGAAAAGTTCTTTAAGTTCTGACATAAT